GTACAGCGTCTATACAAACTACTATTTTGCGAAATCTATTAGCAAATGACTCGTTTACTCGAAAAGTAATACCTTTTCTTAAAAAAGATTACTTTGAAGGAATCCATCGGTCGGTGTTCGAAACAATAGTTTCCTTTGTTAGTAAATATAATAATCTGCCAAATATTGAAGCGATATCTATTGAATTACAGAATAGTGATATAACTGAACACCAATATTCAGATGCACTTATTGTGTTGAATGAGTTGGACAAGGTTGAAGATGTTAACCCTGAGTGGTTATATGAAAATACAGAAAAGTGGTGCCAAGATCGAGCTATTTATCTTGCAATCATGGAATCAATTACTATCATTGATGGCACTCATGACAATCTTAGCAAAAACTCATTACCTGACTTGTTACAACGAGCACTTGCGGTTACATTTGATGCCAGTGTAGGTCATGACTATTTCGAAAATGCTTCAGATCGCTATGATTTTTATCACCAAAAAGAGGTTCGAACTCCTTTTGATCTAGATTACTTCAACAGAATTACTAAAGGAGGTCTTCCAAACAAAACTCTGAATGTAATACTTGCAAGCACAGGTGTTGGTAAGAGTTTGTTTATGTGTCACATGGCCGCGGCATCTCTTGCTCAACAGAAAAATGTACTATATATTACTATGGAAATGGCAGAAGAAAGAATTGCGGAGCGTATAGACGCAAATCTTTTTAATGTGCCACTAGATCAAATTACTAATCTAAGTTCAGATATGTATATGTCGAAGGTTGACAAAATACAGGCAAAAACTAATGGTAAGTTAATCATCAAGGAATATCCAACAGGGGCAGCACACGCCGGCCATTTCCGAGCATTGTTGGATGAACTTAAGTTGAAGAAGAACTTCGTGCCGACGATTATCTTTATTGATTATCTAAACATATGTTCATCCTCAAGAATGAAAGGAATTGGCGGAAGTATTAATAGCTATACCTTGGTAAAATCTATTGCTGAAGAATTGCGAGGACTTGCGGTGGAAAATAATCTACCTGTCGTTACGGCAACACAGTCAAATCGTGATGGCGCTAACAATTCAGATGTTGATCTTACAAACACAAGTGAATCATGGGGTTTACCCGCCACGGCTGATTTTATGTTCGCACTAATAACTAATGACGAACTAGAAAAACTTAATCAGATTATGGTTAAACAACTTAAGAATCGTTATGCAGATTTGAGTACTTATAAACGATTTGTTATAGGTGTTGACAGACCTAAAATGAAGTTGTATGATGTTGAAGAAGGTGCTCAAAGTCTGATAGAAACTAGTCCAGGGACAACTGACGCACCCATAAATAGTTTTGGTAATAGAGACAAACCTGAATTTACAAACTTTAAGATGTAGAATATATTATGAATCAAGACCTTTGTTGGATTAACGAAGAATGGTCAAGATTTACTAAACGAAGAAAATAAGGAAAGATTAAATAATGAAACAAATAATTAGAACTGTAAAATGGTTGATTCGAGTCTTGATAATGATTGTGTTAGTTCCCGTAGTATTAGTCCTAGCAATTTTGCTTTGTATTGGAGAGATTTTTATATCAATTATGGAATTTGGATTCAATAATTCTACACACAAAGATCGGCTGCTCTTTGGAAAAGTAGGTTTTCAAACAGCTCGTGCATTAACTCACGATCTCATTAACTCTTTAAAATGGTGAAAAATATGAACGCAAGATTAGTAGGTGTAACCACTCAAGTTAACTTCCACGGTGATGAAGAAGTAAGAACAGGCCTTGAAGAATTGATTGCTTATTGTGCCCGGGTATCAAACCCTGCTGGACAAATGAACGTAGAAACTAATGATAAATTGCTTCGTTATCTTATAAAGCATAAACACTTCTCGCCTTTCGAGATGGTGTCTGCAACAATTGAGGTCGATACAACGAGAGACATTGCTCGACAACTGCTGCGCCACCGATCATTCTCCTTTCAGGAATTTAGTCAACGATATGCCGATCCTACTGACATGGAAGGTATGTTTGTAGAACCGCGAGAGTGTCGTTTTCAAGACAATAAAAATAGGCAGAACTCTGTAAATCTTGATCCTGAAGACTCTGACGCCATGGAAGTTGCCGCATATTGGTATAAAGCTCAGGCCGAACTAATGACTTACACTAAAAATGTTTATGAATGGGCGATTGAACATGGAATTGCAAAGGAACAAGCAAGAGTTGTTTTGCCTGAAGGTTTAACTAAATCTCGTTTATATGTAAATGGTACTATACGAAGTTGGATTCATTATTGCGAATTGAGAATGAGCAACGGTACTCAAAAAGAACATATGGAACTTGCTAAAGCTATTGCTCTTGCGATTAGCAGATTATTCCCAATGAGCAAATATATTGACATGGATGTATAATGTATACATTTGAATCTTGGGAAATATTAGTACTATTAGGATGTTGGGCATTCTCACTTTTGATGCAAAACGCAAACATTAGCGCTAAGCAGCAGGAAAAACATACTAATACTATCATTTCAACTACAATGGAATATCTTGAAGCAGAAGGTTATCTCAAAATATCGAAATCTGGTGATCTTGTTAAGCACTCTAAAAAAGATCTATGAGTCAGAACGATATATTAACCAGAGTAGATAACACACATATTTATGTGAAAGGCGGCAACAAAGAACAAAGATTGCTAATACAGGAATGTATCTCATTTGCCAAACGCGTATTGATGCCAAGATACCGTAGTCTTTTTATAAATGTAGAGATCGGTCGGCTCAAAAATGGTGACTTTGGGAGTGCTGAATGGATGGATTCTAATATCAGGCCTCGAGAATTTCAACTTCTTGTTACTAATATAGATAAAAAGACAATGATGTTAACTCTTTTTCATGAAATGGTCCATGTTAAACAAATGGCCTCTGGAGAGTTGAAGGAAAGATATAATGATAAACATTATCGTATATGGAAAGAAGTTAATGTATACGACGATCAAGACTATATCGACTGTCCTTGGAATTTTCCTTGGGAGATAGAAGCTGACGAATGGGAAGAAATATTGTATAATAAGTTTATAGTTTCTACGGGTCGCGAGGTAAAAGATGTTATAAATAACATTAATAACTAACTATATTGTATGGGAATGTCGAATAATGCAAAGTTTTAAAAGCTTCTTAATTGAGTATGCTGTAACCGACTCAGTAATAACACTATTAAACGATATAGGTTATTCTAAAATTAAGAAAGTACAGGGCCGAATTATTGCAATAATGGTAGACAGTAACTCCGAACGAGTTAAAGCACTGAAAGACATTGCAACACAACTTGGCGGCAATTTTCAACCCATATCGAACAAATCTTCAGTAGGCGAAACTCAACTATCCGACAAGATAACTATTGTCGCAAAAACAGCAGGCGGTGGTAGTGGCGCAGGTGCAGCTGTTACAAAATTAACAGAATCCGCGCAATGTCTGTATTTAGCAGACAGATGGTATAAAGGCGGCAAATATAGTGCCGAATCCCTACATGGTGCAGCTAATAGTGTCAACGTTGACGAGCCAATTAATAATATCGTAGATAATCTTGACGATGTTTGGAGAGATTCATGTATACTTACCGCGGAGAAACTTCACAAAGAAAGTTTATATAAAGGTAAGAAATATATATTTCATAGAGGTTCTGCTTTTATTGCACGAATAGACAATCAATTCAAAAAGCTGAACAAAATTGAAAAACTCTTTACTAACTTAAACAAATGGACCCCTGCTGATATTTGGATGGCAACAAGTAAAGCAGAAGCGCTCGATATTGAAGGTACTCAAAGTATATTAGAATTAAACAACTTAATTTTGAATGCAGGAAATGAAGGCATTCTTGTTGGTGTTTCTTTGAAGCAGGCACAAGGTAAGGTTTCTTTAGAAAAGAAGAACTTTACGGAGAAACGAAAAGAATACCAATTTACCAAGTTCACGACAGGAAAGAGATCATTTTTTCAATCTAACGATGTATACATTCAATATGACGGTGGTGAAATTCAATTCCGAACATTTGGGTCAACATGGCAAGGTGAGATAAAAGGTAAGTTTGCCAATCAAGGAAAGATTTCAGGCGGACCTGTTGCCGTTTTGATGAAAAATATCGGCCGATCATTATTTATGCCACAAAAAACCTTGGGCATAAAAACAGAAGATAATCTTCGCAAGTTTTACGATTATTACACAACATTGGGGGAACCTTCTATCAAGTATTCCGACTTTAAAAAGAAGGTAGACGAAAAGGACGCAACATTTTTTATGTCCAAGATAATGGGAGCTCAACTTCTTTTTCAATTTAATAAATTATCAAAAACAATGAAAACAAAAGTTATAACGGCTATGATTGGTTACGCTGCCTCTGAATCCGAAATGTCTGCTGCTTATGTGAAGGCCTCATGATATCCTTCAAATCTTATGTAACCGAAGAAGTTAATGCTCACATGCAGCACATACAGAATCTAGTTCTGTATAAAGGTGTTAAAGGTACAAGACAAGCAATAGAATCTCTGCGAGATTTAAGAAACACCTTGGCTGGAACATCTACATCTAAAATAGATGTGACGATGAAATGGGACGGCGCCCCTGCCATATTCTTTGGTCAAGTACCAAGCGGCGAACCTGATGCTGGAAAATTCTTCGTGGCAAAGAAAGGTATATTTGCAAAAACTCCTAAGTTTTATATGACTGACGCTGACATTGATGCCGACATATCAAGTGCTGACTTAAATGTAAAAATGAAAATTGCGCTCAAAGAACTTCCAAAGTTAAATCCAAAAGGAATCTTTCAGGGCGATATGATGTATAGCGCTAGCGACTTGAAAACACAAAAGATAGATGGCGAGAATTATCTGACATTTCACCCAAACACAATTTTATATGCAGTACCAACAGATTCTAAACTTGCAAAGAAAATTCAAGGGTCCAAGATGGGCATCGTGCTTCATACGGAATACAAAGGTAGTACATTTGCTGACCTTAATGCATCCTTTAAACTTGATGCAAAACAATTCACTCAAACGAAAAACGTTTGGTTCGATGATGCTAACGTTAAGAATCTGAGTGGCAGTGTATCGTTAACCAAGAAAGAAACTAATTCGATTGACAAGAAGTTGAGTCAGGCCGGCAAGTTGTTTCAGAAAGTATCATCCAAAACTTTAAAACAAATAGAAACTACCCCTAATCTTGCACAGACCATTGAGACATATGCAAACAGTTTTATCCGCGGCGGAACAATGTCTTCCGACCCTAAAAAGCATGTTACTGGTCTAATTGCATATATAAATAATAAATATCAGAAAGAGATAGATAAATTAAAATCGGATGCAGGTAAAGAACGAAAGATCATTGCCCGTGACGACTTTATGAAGTTTTTCTCTGATAGTAACAAAAAACAACTTATCGATCTTTTTGAATTGCAAAATCTATTAGGTGATGTAAAATTGATCATAGTTGGAAAGTTGAATAAGATTGACAATATGTCCACGTTCCTAAGAACGAAGAATGGATTTGAAGTTACTGGTCATGAAGGTTTTGTAGCGATTGATCACGCAAAAGGTAATGCTTTTAAGTTGGTCGATCAGTTAAGTTTCTCCTACGCAAATTTTAGCGACGAAATACTCAAAGGATGGGATTCTCCCACAAGATAATAGGTACAGAAATGAAAACATATAAAGAATTTATTCTTGAAAACAAAGGGCGTATTGAGAAAGTAAAAAAAGAATATGCCGATCTGAAAAAGAAATCTGTCAAGGAGCTTCGGGGTATTATACAATCTACTAATAAAGTTATAAACGTACAAGGCTTTGATAAGGGAGGTGCAATTTCACAAATTCTTCGTGATAGACATGGTAATAAAGCGGTTGATGCTGCTTTTGATCTTGACGAAGCTCGCAAAGTGGGTGACAAATACACTGTATACAAAGACAATAAA